CTCTTGGCTATAGCTGCCGTTGCCTTATTTGTGGCAATGAACTTCCAAAAAATCATTGATGGCATTAAGGGGATTTTAGGACTGTTCAAAATGGTGAACCCCCGACTAATGCTGATTATTGGGATTATAACCTTAATTGTATTGGCTATAGATGATTTTATTAACTTTATGCAAGGTAATGATAGCTTGCTTGGCTCAATATTTGACAGCATGGGAATCAATGCAGATGAGGTCAGGGACAAAATAAAGGCTGCCTGGGAGAATGTGAAATCATATCTTAAAAATACCTTGACATTTATTTTAAACATGGCAAAGGCAATCGGTGACAAGTTATCGGATTATTGGGAAGAAAACGGCACAGAAATTATGGCAACCCTATCCAGTATATGGAACAATATATTGACATTACTATCTGGGCTATGGGGGATTATTTCAACTTTGGCCATAGCTGTTTTTAATGGTTTAAAAGCCTTCTGGGACCAGTGGGGAGCCACAATCATGGGCACCTTTTCCATACTATGGAATACACTGATTTCATTAATTCAGCCGTTCTTAGATTTTCTTAATGGGCTCATTATGTTCCTTACAGGTGTATTCACAGGAGACTGGGGAAAAGCCTGGGAAGGTATAAAATTGATGGTCAAAGGTGCAGTTGATTTTGTAACAAACCTTATATCAGGTCTAAAAGATGCGATAAAACTTATTTTAGGCCAAATCATTGATAGTGCCGTGACTTGGGGAAAAGATTTCATCGATGGCCTGGTTAATGGTATTAAAAATGGTATTGGTAAGGTCAAAGATGCTGTCACTGAAGTAGCCAATACAATTAAGGGATTTCTGCATTTTTCGGTACCTGATGAAGGGCCGCTTACAGATTATGAAACGTGGATGCCTGATTTTACAGATGGTTTAGCAAAATCATTGTCGGCTAATAAAAGCAAAGTTGCCAATGCAGCTATAGGTATAGCTGATGCATTAAATATTAAGCCAACATACCACACAGCATTAAACGCTCAAGGAATAAACAAATCCGGCAATATGGTCAATCAGGATGTTAGGATTGAGAATACGTTCCAAGTGACTGAACGATCAATGGCAGGAAAGGCGTCCAATGTTATGAAAAATAGCACAAACGATATTTCAAGGCAGCTCGCCCAGGGGTTAGCATATGGGAGGTGATAAATAATCATGGGAAAAGCAAAGAGACCATGTAAGTTAGACGGAATAGCTTTTGATGCGCTCTTGAAGCAAGATGACAGTTGGGAAGCTGAAATACCGGACTATCCGGTAGAAAGCGGAAAATCGGTCAGTGATTCTGTGATTATCAAACCGTTTTACATATCAGCGGAGCTGTATTTGACGAATACTCCAATCACCTGGAAGGGCCGTTTGGGTGGACGAAACCGAGTAAGGCAGGTTGAAGAACGCCTGAAAACAGCATTCATAAGCAAAGAGCCATTGGTTTATTCTACTTCCGACAGAACATATACAAATATGTGCTTGGAATCTCTCAAGATCTCAAAATCGGAGGAGGAAGGCTATTCCAGGAAGATTGCAGTTACACTAAAACAGGTTACAGTCACAGAAACTAAAACGGGTACGATACCGGATAGCTACGTGAGAGGCGGCCAGACTGCCGCTTCTGCCGGTACTGCGTCAACATCACCGGCAAATAAATCGGCTGTCAATAATGGAAAAGCGGAGCAAGAAACGAGTAAAAAGAAAGCATCAATTTTGTATGGGGCTGCCAATTCCTCAGGCCTTCTAAGTAAAATCACAGGAGGGAAAAAATGACTTTCTATATTGATATTCCTGATAAAAATGATTCTTTGAGCCGTATTACTCTTTCTGGCCGAGAATATTTTATTAGATTTACTTATAATGTTCGACATAAATACTGGTGTTTTTCATTGTATAACACCAACCAAGAATTGATATTAGGAATGGTACGAATTGTTCCATTATCACCGCTTACCGAATATTACACATATCAAGAGCTGCCTGACGTAATATTTGGGTGCGAGGCTCAGGGCGAGATAGATCGGTATGCATTCATAAATAAGACCGCCAGGTTCTTCTACATACCTAAAGCTGATTTAGAAGGGTGGGATCCAGATGGCTAAAAATTGGGATAGACAATATCGTTTCGTGGCCGGCAAGCCAGGAGCGGCCGGCTTTGAAATCGGAGAATCGGTTGATGGAAGGGCTTTGAGGATAGTATTTGACTTGGAGAAAACCGACGTTGAATCCAGCAATACAGGAACTATTAAAATCTACAACCTGAATAATGAGCATGTGGCCATGATGAAGGAAAAGGATTGCATGATCACTCTTAAAGCCGGTTATGGTGCAAATATGCCGCTTATTTTTACTGGTAATATAACCACTGAGAACACTTCCGATGATAATCCGGATAGGGAAACTGAAATTCAGGTGGCTGATGGCCGTGTTGCCATACGTGACACATTCGTCTCTGTTACATATGCAGGAGAGACACTGTCCCAGAGCATTTACAATGATGTAATCGGGCAGATGGGAATTACATGTGTTTATTCACCCAAGGCACAAGAGCTGTTAAAGGCGTTCAAACTGCCAAATGGATTTGCCTATGTGGGAACTGCGGCAGACTGCCTCACACAGCTAGGGGCCATGTGTGGACTTAATTGGACAATTCAAAACGGTGTGTGCCAAGTCCTTTTTCCGGGTGACCCAATCACAACACAGTGTTTTATCCTTGATGAATATTCAGGGCTTGTTAATATTCCTAAAAGTATCACCATTAATGCTCAAACTACAACAAACGAAGGGGCTACTCAGGAACCGTTACATGGATATGAAATCAACTATCTTTTGAATGGTGCAATAGGAGTAAACGATATGATTCAGCTGGTCAGCAAGAAAATATCTGGCTTCTTTCGGATCAGGAATATAAAAATCAGCGGGGATAATTATGGCTCCACATGGATTTGTACTGCTCAAATAATAGAAATAAAGGAGGCCCCGTCTTAATGAATAGTGAGTTTACTCAGTCAATTAAGGATGTGGTCAATTCCGCAGTTGCAGGTATCCATACGGCATTGCCTGGAACGATCAGATCCTATGATGCTTCAAAGGGATTTTGTACGGTTAAGCCTTCAGGGAGTATAAAGACAACAACCGGTACAATGGAATATCCGGAGATAACTGGAGTTCCAATAGTATCCCCCAATTCATTGGCAACACCAATCAAGGCAGGAGATGCGGTGCTGATCATTATATGTGAAGGCTCTATTGCCGGATTTCTGTCAGGAATGACCGAGACAGCAGTATTGCACCATTCACTAACGAATGCAGTTTGCATCCCCAATTTAAGAAAGGTTGGTGTAAAAGCTCAGACACTGGCTAATGAAAAAAACTGTACTGTCATTGATGGTAACCTGTATGTAACTGGCAGCATTGAATCGGCAGGAGCCGTCAAGGCGCCGAATATATAAGGAGGCATGTTTATGAGAGCAACAGATTTTCTTCTTGGGAAAGATGGGGACCTGCAGCTAAGTGAAGGTATGGATGCCATACCAGCGGATTCCCTTCGCCAGAAAATCAATATTGCATTACGATGGTTTCTGGGGGAGTGGAAATTTGATGATACAAAGGGAATTGATTGGTTTGATACCGTGTTTGTTAAAAATCCGGATGAAGAGGAAATTGAGTCCATGATAACCAGCGTACTCATGAGCTTTCCTGAAATCGTAAATGTATCAACCGTTACAATCAATGTGGATAGTCAAAAGCGTACTGCAGTAATTACCTGGAAGGCACAGACTTCTCAGGAGATTATAGAAAGCGAGGTGAATTTATGGAATATGGAGTAACGGACAAAGGGTTTGTATTAAAACGATTTGACGAGTGCGTGGATCAGCTAAGAGAAAGAATTAAGGAATATACCGGGATCGATCTATCAACGAATGACCAGGCATATCTTAACCTTGCTTTCGTATACCCCATAGCAAATATTGTGGCTTCCCTCCATGAAGAAAACCAAGATGTATATTATTCCTTTTCGCCGTCATCAGCGGTGGGGATCAGTCTGGATAATGTGTGCCAGTCGTCCAATGTGATAAGAGCGGCCGCAAAAAAGACATCTTATATTGTGCATTGTAATTGTGCTGATGGGACTACCATTGTGGCCGGTACTACTATAGCCGCTGATACAAATCCACGATACGAGGTTGTATGCGAAAAGAATACGGTTATTAATCGAGCCGCATTCAACGAAGCATATATCCGGGTGGTATCTGCGGAGCCATGGGTAGATTATATTATTACCATTGATGAGAAGCGTTTCAAA